GCAACAGCAGTGTTATACAGGAAGGCATTATTCTGCATCCACAGAGATACATTCCAGGTTTCATAATTTGCCCAACCATTATAAGTTTGCTGGGTCATTGCTTTGGTTTCATTCATCATACATGTATGATAGCACGGATTCAGGGTTTTCGGTAAATGTTTGTGCCAGTTCTACAAGTGGCACATGGTATCATTTAGGCAGCAGCAATAGCAGACTCCATGATTACATCTTGCTCACGCATCAGAACATAATCATAACTCCACTCAACTTCCAGGTGATTCTTGTATGCTTCAGCAGCAGACTTGCAATCAAACATTTTCAGAGAATCAAAAGATTCTCCTTCATAATCATGCCCACCGATCACCACATAAACTTGCATTTGGTTGCTTTTCTCATTCATCATACATGTATGATAGCACGGATTCAGGGGTTTTGGTAAATGTTTGTGCCACTTTAATTAGTGGCACATGGTATCACCCAGGATCAGAAATCAATGGTATCATCATAATCATTCTCCATGATGTAGGCATCATCAGGCACAGGAACTTGATCCTCTTGAGTATCTACAACTGCATCCAGTACAGTGAGAAGATCATCACCAGTTTGTGCCTTTGCAAGCATCACCATAGCAGCAGTTTTAGGCAGGTTCAGAGTAGCAGTCATGATGTTAATTGGAGTGAAAAAGTGTTAGTGAAAGAGTGTGATTCAGTAGTTCTTGATGAACACGAATCCATTGTTGAAAGCATAATTATATTGGAGATTTTGTTCCCAGGTTGCTTCCCAATCTACCACAACAAACTCAGGAACTTTATATCCCATGTCATCACAGTAGACTTCAGCAAAGATCTCAGGAGTTTCCCATTCTCCATGATAGGCATCCTCAAACCTTTCTACTTCATGAATACCAAACTCTTCAATGAAAGCATCAACAGCAGCATAGGAATTGTCCTCACCAAAGCGAACATAATCATCATAATAGTTGATGAAATTATCATCGCCATGCTCATTGATGAAGTCCAGCATATCATCAAGATGGAAAGAATCTTCCATCAATTCTTCAATCTTACTGCGCAGAGTATCACTAACCTCAGTCAGATAGTTGTCAACAGTAAGGGCAACAGGTTGAATGTTAGTTTGAAGAGCAATCATTTGGTTGGTTTGAGTGTTGTTTTGTTTTTCCATACTAGTATGGTAGCACATTTTTGGGGTCTGTGCTCATTTCGTGTGACGGTTCTACAACTGGCACATCAGTATAAAGGAGGCAGACAACATTGTGCATTTGGATAATCATAAATGCCAGAACATTGCCTAGCATTTTAGGATCATTGGTCACCATAATCTGCCCAGAAAGCATCATTGTGGGAAGGACGAATACAGGTTACAGCATGATCCTCAATGACTTTTGCATTGAAAGGACTATCATCAACCCAGAATTGAATGTCATCCCAAAAGCGAAGAATATCCATCAGTTGATGACCTTTAGCAGTGGAACCAGTTGCATCATCATCTGCATTTTTCATGTAGAGTGCATCAAACTCAGGCAAATGTTCCTGCAACCAATATGCTGTACCATCTGCAAATGTATCAGGTCTGGCAGTAGCAATGACTAGATCAAATCCCATAGATTTGCAGTGCTTTGCAACATCTACAACTGCATCAATAGCAGGGAATTGATCACATTCTTCAAACCCTGATTGATCACCATGATGACACAAAGTTGCATCTAGATCAAATACAACACACTTAGGGTTTGAGATGTTGTAAATTAGTTTTGAGAATGTTTTGTTTTTTTCCATACCTGTATGATAGCACGTTTTTAGGGATTTGTCAAGTGTATTGTGACACTAGTACAAGTGGCACATGGTATCACTCACTCGTCGATCATTGATGATACATCTTTTTGCATGAGTTTGAGACTATGTTCATTCCAATTATCCAAGTTAAAATCACCACTAGGATAATACAGTTCAGATAACCAGAAATCATAAATCATCTGATTTGAGGATAACTTTGCAAATGCTTTGTTAATAGCATCCATCACATCAGTCTGATTCATTTTCAAGGTAAGATTTAAGGAGTTGAACATCATCTAAAACAGATTTCATTGCTGCTCTACTATACCCAGCAGCATAGGGATAACCTTTCTCAGGATCATTGATTGCAGTCTCTGATTCATAGATTGCCTGCTCAAGATCACTCATAATTCTATTCAGTTTCAGTTGCACAGTTTCATTCATCAGCAAGCACCTGCCATAGGATTACCAAGTTGCGGAAGGTTGCTGTTATCTTTGGTCACAATGTAACCAAAACCAGCATACTCACGCAGTTGAACTTTCTTCTCAACTTTGTTAATGAACTTCTTGGAAATTGTCTCAATTCCTTTCCACTCAAGCACCTTAAGTGTCCAGGTTTCAGATATATCACCAAAAGGTGTTTTGACAGGATAAAATGACACTACCATTGTGCCATCTTTAGATTTAATTGTGGGGAAGTCAGTCATTTGTTTTTCCATACTAGTATGGTAGCACAGTTTCAGTGGTTTCGGTAAATATAGCGACCAGTTCTACAACTGGCACATGATATAATCAAACAGGGAGAATAGAGAAAGTTCCGCACCACTTGCGCACCCACAGCAGAGTATCATAATATCCACGAGGATTGGACATCACCATACTCACATTCTTCTCAGGATTGAAAGCAATAGCAACATACTTATAAACATCATGGGATTCTTCAATTTCTTGAATCCACATTTGATTCACTTTACCTTCCTTCCAGTTAGTGTGATAGTGGAAGATTTCAGATGCAATTTGATTTTTCATACATGTATGATAGCACACTTTTGGGGGATGTGCTCATTTCGTGTGACAGTTCTACAACTGGCACATGGTATCATCCAAATGCCACACATTTGTGGAATAAAAGCTAGTGACAAGATTTGAACTTGCGACCTATGGTTTACAAAACCATTGCACTACCACTGTGCTACACTAGCAAAAAAGTTATTTAGTTATCATTTACAAATTGAATGATGAACCAAATTACCAATGAAATTGCACCAATAAGTAGAATCCACTTCCAGGCATAGATTAACAACATCACTACAAGACCAATGAGTACTAAACCTCCACTAATTTCTGATGATGAACTAGATTCAGATTCATTATCACTATACTCACTCCATGAGTTAGTTGTTCTCACAACACAACCAGGATTTGCACGTTGAACTCTTGCAACAGCATCATGTGAGGTAGGTGCCTCTACAGTTTCTGTGTAGTATTGAAAGAACTCAGTGTTAGGACCTGGACGAACTTCCACTTCATAAATCATAACTCAGTTACCTTTGTTATTGTATTCCTGAATGTATTGCTTGAGAGTATCAACATAATCATCAGGGTTCTTAATAAAAACTTGCGTTTCACCTGAATGACAAGAAATCAAGGTCACAATTTGTTCTACTTTTTGACCAGTCATTTCCTCATACATCATAGCATAACCAGTCTCCTGAACAAAATAGTTTTGAATCTGATTTTCATACTTTGGTTTAGAAGAACTCTTGAAGTCAATTACAGACAGTTTACCATTGTATTCTGCAATACAATCTACACGACCTGCAATTCCAAGTTGTTCAGAATACAGGGCACATTCCTGATAGTGAATGTTATTCACATCATCAAGAAGTGCCTTGAATTGATTGAACAATTTCAGTGCAACTTCATACTTCTCAGTATCATAATCTACATCAAGATTGTTGACATAATCTTCCACAATTTTGTGGAACTTAGTGCCATTGTTTGATGCAAATTGACTAATTTGATTTGCTACATCAACACCTACACGTTCCCTCCACTCTGCAATAGATTTGCGATTCTGATAGGAAGTAACTGTAGTGACAGAAGGCAACAGTTTACCATTCACAACATAACGACGTGAACCATCCACAGTTTCAGTGGGAATATCTGCAAGAATAGGCAGATTGAGGTGATTAAACTTAGTTTGGGTTTGCATAATGTTGTTGTTAATAATCAAAGGAACTCAGCAATATAATAGTCAACAGTTATTTCTAGTTCTGCTGCTTTTGCTTCAAGTTCCATAGCATACTCTTCTGCCATTTGTGTATCTGCATGATCACAGAAGAGATCAAGAGTGGAATCAGTCATAAACTTATCTTTCATACATGTATGATACCATAGATTCACCAAAAAGTCAAGCATAAGTGGACAGTTCTACAAGTGTCACTCAGAGTAGATTCATGCTCACAACTAGCAGACCAAAGTGATTAACTTGATCTGCAACTTTCCTAATTGCAATTTCTTGATTCTGTGCATTAACTGTGTGAGTTCGATTAGACCAAACATCAACAATCTTAAACACTTTCATGTCGTTTTGATTTATCATACATGTATGGTAGCACGTTTTCAGGGGTTTTGGTAAAAATAGCGACCAGTTCTACAACTGTCACATTGTAGAACTTTGGTGAATCATTTTTTGTGTATCATGTTTCATTTGTTGGTCAGCAAAAGCATTAACAATGTTCAAGATTGCAAGGCAAGTGATACAAAACAGTGCAGATTTCATTCTTCTTCAACAGGAAACAGGTTAGCATACTCTTTATCAGTGAGAGTAAGATACTCTACATTAGCATACTTGTGTTCTTCAGCATACACCAACTGATAGTGAACAAAGTCACTCAAACTGGTGCTGCCATACTCAACAACACCATCAACCAAACAAAGATAATTCATTTATACAAATAAGAACCTGCCCAATCAGCACGTTGATACATCTCTTCACGAGATTTGTCATCAAGAAGATTATACCTTACACCATTCAATGCAGGTGCAGACCAAGTTGCAGATTTGTATACATCACCAGTATTCAGGTTCACAAATGCATGAGCACTGCGTTGCTTACTGTCATTGGTAACATGAATAATCTTGGCATACTTTCTGCCTTTGGTGTAAGTGTATTCATCAACACCTTCACCTTCACAGAGTTTATCAATCTGCTGTTGATGCCATTCTACACTATCACCTTTGGCAATGTAATCTCTGTGCCTTGCAATAGAATAAGACTGGTAGTTAGTACGAAGAACTTGACACATTTCTTCAATCTTATCAATAACTTTTTCAGTCATGAGAGTGGTTTGTTTGTTCATACTGTGTATGATAGCACAGTTTCAGGAGTTTTGGGGATTATAGCGACCAGTTCCACAACTGGCACATCACTATACTTTAGGAAGGTCACATTGTGTCACTATTTCATAATCAGATCCATCACTAAATGCTGCTGCTGTGTTATAAATCTCTTTTGCCCTATACAATAAATGCTCAAGATCTTCAATTAGTTCACTCAAACTATCATCAGTTTTACCAAGCAAAGCATCATCAATTCTATCAAATGCTGCTGCTGTTTGTAGAGTATGCTTGTGGATCATGATACTTTATACTTTGCCTT